ATGCTTGCAAACTGTTGGGCAAAGGCGAACCACCAGAAGATGCCAGCAAAGCAATCTGGAACCTTGAGCAACCTGCCAAGCCTGACTGTTGTGGAACCCCAATGCGGGGGACGCTGCTGGATTGTGACGGCTGCAAATGGACACTGGAATGCCAGCAGCAACAGAATACGGTGCATCTGCCTGCCAAGCCAAAGAAAAGCAAGATTAAAATCTATCCGGTGGAAATCGAACTGTTTTGCGACGACGTGATCATGGCCAAAATCAAATCATTCGACGCCGATTGCGTGCCCGTCGAAATAAAGCAGGTTGTGACTTCCGAAGAATGGCCGGAACTGGCGGATGCGATCCTGAAGGCTATTAAGCAGATTGAGGGGGAATAGATAATGCCAATGTACAGATTTACGCTAATCCAAAACGGAAAGGCTATAGGCACCCAGGACGGGGAATACAACGACGACGACAGTGCACGATCCGAGGCGTATGACCACCCGGTAACGGACGGGTGGGTGCAGGTCGAGCATGTTGACATGGAAACGGGTGAGGGGCGGGTGTTGTGAGTAACAAGTATCACACTGGCTCGTATCACATCCACCTATTCGATAAGCACGGCACACGCAAAAAGACTTTGGATGCCGATAGCTATATCAGTGCGCTCAAGAAGGGGGAGAAAAAGATCAAGAAACCACCCTATGCCTCGTATTCGATTACGCGGGTGCTGGCGAACAGTGTGGACCGTGCGTACCCGTGGTCAGTGCGGCCAGAAGAGATACTGGACGACTGACCAAATCTTGGTAAGATAGAACCTCGCATTTACCCTCTCTTACCCGGCACCCTCAGCCGGGTTCTTTTTGCTATAATTGGACAACCGTCTGATGAGGCAAATTGATGACGTTCGGTCTAACACCTTCTGCTGCCCCTGGAAAAGTCCTGGGTAACAATGACCTGATCCTCGACGCATGGGGCAGGCAAAAAGTCATCCATGATTACTCTCTGTTTCATGGACTTTGGACTTTTGATGTACCCAACAGGGTATGGGAAGAGGCGGCAATCAATGCCAGTGGGGTCAGAACACCGCTATCCGCCACGGGAACAAACGTAACGTCCGAAGGCGGAATGCTGGTCGTCGGGTCAGGCACCACAGCCAATCAAGGCAACTGCGTTTATTCCAAGCGACACCCACGCTACCAGCCGAACAGGGGGCACCTGTACTCGACGGCAATCATGTGCCCAAACCCGGATGCAGACGGTATCCGCCGATGGGGATGTTTTGATGGGAACAACGGGGTGTACTTTGAACTCGAAGGCACTGGGTCAGCTCACACGCTATACGCTTGTCGTAAGTCAAACGGCACAGTGAAGACCCGGCAAGCTATCACTTTGGGTTCGATTGATGTGTCAAAAGGGCATGTCTATGATGCCCAATGGCAATGGAGAGGTGTCGGTAATTACAAATGGGCGATTGACCTTTCCCTTGTCTATTCCGATGACGTTCTAGGAACCCTCACAGAATTGTCGGTGCAGGATCCTGCACTCCCTGTCTGCTTTGAGTCAGTCACGCATACCACTACAGAAATCGAACTGAAGTCAGGCTGTGTCGATGTGACCACCGAAGGCGGGAAACTTGAAGGTAGGCTGAACAGCAGTATTTCCACCGGGGAAACCCTGTTGCAAGCCGACGACACCGGCAGGGCTATGCTGGGTGTCTACTTGCCAAGGACGCTCACTTACGGTGGAGGGACTGCCAACAATACTCGAGACATGGTGATTTCGAAACTTACTTCATGGACTCGGGACGAGGCAGCAGTGCAACTGTGGCGCGGCAGGGATAATGTCGCAACCAACCTTGCTGGTTTAACGTGGACCGATCTGCCTGATTCTGTGAACCAGTACCTTGTTGGTGGTGAGACATCCAGCCTGGACACCGCGTTTCAAAGTGACCGAGCGAACATGGAACTGTTGGTCAACGAATGGCACGACCTAGAAGAGAAAAACGTCGTTGTAATTCCATCGGAAGAAGCAGCACCGTTTTACGCAACGCCAGGTGATATTATCCTTGTTGTTGTTAAGTCTATTGCTGGCGACGACGACAACGCTTCTACCTTGTACTTTTCTGAGGAAGTCTAAATGACCACCCCGAAGAATATGCCACCAGACAGGCCGAAATTGTATCCGACACTGGAACTGCTAGAGGAGGCAGTCGAAGCGTACTTTCAAAAGTGCGATGACAAAGACGAACCCTATACCATGACCGGGCTGGCAAGAACGCTTGGCATGAGTAGGCAGACACTTAGCCGGTACAGCAAACTTGATCCCTACTGTGACACCATAAAAGCAGCACGGCAGCAAGTTGAGGAATCAATCGAACGCGGATTGATGAGGGGATACAACGCTACCGGCGCAATCTTCAATCTGAAAAACAATTTCGGCTGGCGTGATGAAAAGCAGATTGATAACACTTCCAGCGATGGCAGCATGACCCCGACAGTGATTGAAAGGGTCATCGTAAAGGCCGATGAAGCTTCAGATAAGAACGGCTGAAGCATTCGCGCCCCTTTTGCAACCGGCACGGTACAAGGGTGCATGGGGAGGCAGGGGGAGTGGGAAAAGTCACTTCTTCGCCGGACTGTTGGTTGAAGACGCGTACCGCATCAAGGGACTCAGGGCTGCGTGTATTCGTGAGGTCCAGAAGTCCCTAAAACAATCCGCAATGAAACTGGTCGAAGACAAGCTCATCGAGTTTGGACTAGGTGAGCGGCAGGGGTTCAAGGTTTTTCGTGATGTCATCCAGACACCCGGTGACGGCATCATTGTCTTCCAGGGTATGCAGGACCACACGGCAGACTCGATTAAGTCCCTGGAAGGATTTGATAGGGCATGGGTGGAAGAGGCGCAAAGCTTATCCAATCGGTCCATGACCCTTCTTAGACCGACGATCCGCAAAGAACATTCCGAACTGTGGTTTAGCTGGAACCCCATGAGGGCAGCAGATCCCGTTGATATGATGCTCAGGGGCGATAGGACACCCACCGGGTCTGTTGTGGTCAAGGCGAATTGGTCGGATAACCCCTGGCTCCCTCAAGTGCTCGATCAAGAGCGCAGAGACTGCCTGGAAGCAACGCCGGAACAGTACGGGCATATCTGGGAAGGGGAATACGCCAAGGTTTTGACGGGAGCGTATTACGCACGGCACCTGAACCAGTGTCAGGTCGATGGGCGGATAGGGTTCGTCCCAAGAGAACAACTGAACCCGGTTTATGCGGTATGGGACATTGGCGGATCGTCTGGCAAGGCCGACGCAACGGCAATCTGGATCGTGCAATACATTGATTCAGAAGTCCGGGCGCTGAACTACTATGAGTCCGTAGGTCAACCGTTCGATGCTCATGTGAACTGGCTCAGGCGGCACGATTACGAGTCGGCAACCTGCGTTTTACCTCACGATGGTGCTAAGCACGATACTGTCTACAAGATCACCCCAGAGACGTTCTTACAGCAAGCCGGGTTCAGGGTCGAGACCGTGCCGAATCAGGGCAAGGGCGCGGCGATACAGCGTGTCGATGCTGTGCGCGACATGTTCCCTGCTGTGCGGTTCAACGCGGAAACCACAGAAGGTGGCCGGGAAGCACTGGGCTGGTATCACGAAAAGCGAGACGAAGTGCGTGGTATCGGGTTGGGTCCGGAACATGACTGGGCATCACATGCTGCTGACGCTTTCGGTCTGGTGGCGATTTATCGGACAAAGGTCAAGCAGGCGGATAGCTGGGGCAAGCCGATCCGCAGAAATCTAGGGAACATCGCATGAGTCAGAACTTGTTAGCAATGCTGCCGTATCTCACGGGTGAGAAGATCAGGGGCGAGGCAAGCGCACTGCCTGAAGGGTGGCTGTTCGATGCTTTGGAATCGGTATCAGATTGGACCAAGGAACGACCAGAGCGCGAGTTTATGTTTGGTGGTGCCGGGGAATTTGCTGACAAGTACAGCAAAGGGCAAGACGTTGATGCCGTTGACACCATCTTTGCTGCATTGGATATGGCTATCCCTGGCTTGGATGATGTGGCAGTCAAAGCAGCAGCACCGGGCGTTGCCGCACTGGGCGCGACCCTTGGCAACATGCTTATGCGCGGTGGTGATGTCTCGGAAATGGCTAGGGCAATGCCAAGTCAGGCAGGGATTATTGGATATCACGGTTCCCCGCACAAATGGGAAATTGTGTATTCAGGTACAAAAGGCAAACCGTCAAAAAAGATTTACAAATATGGTGAAAAGCGCCCCGGTTACGAGGAAAACTATTTTGGAGGTATATTTGCTGGAAATAAGCAGGTAGCCGGTTCTCATGGCGACAATCTGCAAAAGATAGCGATTGACCCTGATAAAGTATGGGGGCATGACGATTTAAGGCATTTTGTCATGTATGACCCAAGTGGTGCAGACGAAATAAAAGCAATATTTGATAGCAAAGACTTATCAGATGACGAAGTTTACGATCTAGCAGATTTTATTGCAGGCGACAAACAAACTGGGATTGATGATTTTGTCAGTGGGCTTGAAAGGCTTAAAGAGATCACCGGATATAGCGATTTATCAGAAATAGATTGGTCGCTACAGGGTGTAGCAGGTGAAATAGCAAGGCGTAAGGGCGCGTCTGCTGTGTGGTTGCCTGATGAACACGGTGAAAGCTTGCTAGTTCTTGACGGAAGCGGAACGAAAATACTGGATTAAACAACATGGCAATATCAACCTACTCGGAATTGAAAACAGCGGTAGCGGATTTCCTGAACCGGGATGACCTGAACAGTGCGGTGGAGAACTTCGTTGCATTGGGTGAGGCT